ACTAGCGCAGCCAGAGCAGGAGCCTGATTTCAAGCGAGAATTTCCGTTCGGAATGGAAGTTGATGGGCCGCAATTTGACGAACACTTTCGGTTAAACATCAACACTTACGCTGATAAACACCCGACGCTTCTTGTTAGGCAATTAGCAAGGAGGCTGCGCGAGTTTTACAGCGCAATCCCACAACGGACTGAAAAATATTTGAAGAACACCGGAACGCTGCACGTTGTCTGCCAGTGCGACAAATGCAAGGCGCAGCCAGAACCGGAGCCGGTGGCGTGGATGTTCCCTGATGACTTAGAGCGGTTTCAAACCAGCGAGACATTTGCACAAGCGTTTTCGGTAGCGTGTGGAAGTCCAACGCAAGGCAAAACGCTTCCCCTCTACACCGCCACACCACAGCGCGAATGGCAAGGGCTGACGGACGAGGAAATCATCGACGTTACAGCAATGATTGATAATCGGAAAAGCGGGTGGGTTTTGGATTTATCCCGCATCATCGAAGCCAAGCTGCGGGAGAGGAATACATGACCACCCAAGATGAAGCGGTCAGCAAAGCCATTCGCGCATTGTTGAAGCAGTCCTATAACCGCCAGCTTTCGCCCACGGATCGCACCGAGTGCAAGCGCGCCGCGGAAAGTCTGCTGCGCACTTTCTGCATCGACCAGCACGACGGATCACTGTACCAAAACCACCGAGACTTAGACACGACGGACTGGAAATGAAACGAGAAGAAATCCTACGCGTGGTCGAGCAGATCATTTGCAACGATCGCCAAGACGTGCACGGAAACCCGGAGAACAGTTTCGCGCTGATCGCTACGTACTGGCAAACCTATTTGCGCACGCATGTGACGGAAGCAGATGTAGCAGTCTTGATGACGCTATTCAAGATCGCCAGGCTGCAGCTTAATCCGCAGCACCGCGACAACATCCTTGATGGTATCGGTTATCTCGCAATCGCTGGCGAGCTGATTGAGAACGCTGGAAACATGACGGGCAACTGACATTCTTATGAAGCTGCGCACCTACCAAGCCGACGCAATTCAAAGCATCTATGACTGGTTTTCCGCAGGCAAGGATGCCCCGCTGATCGTGACGCCAACAGGATCTGGCAAGTCGGTGATCCTTGGTGGATTCATCAAGCGTGCGATCACCGATCACCCGGACACGCACATACTGGTGGTCACGCATGTGAAGGAACTGGTCGAGCAGGACGCCAAGGCGATCCGCAATATCTGGCCGCACGCTAGTGTCGGTATCTACTCGGCCGGCCTAGGCAAAAAGCAACTCAAGCCGGTCACGGTAGCCAGCATTCAATCGATCTACCGCACCAAGACGTTTTATGGCCGCTTCGATCTGATCATTGTGGACGAAGCACACATGATCCCGCACGGCGACAGTGGCATGTACCGCAAGCTGCTGGAGGAAAGCGTCAAGGCCAACCCGGATGTGAAGCTGATCGGCCTGACCGCCACGCCCTATCGCCTGGACTCTGGTGTGCTGCATGAAGGCGACGGTGCAATGTTCGATGGCATCTCGTATGAGGCCAACGTAGCCGATTTGATCGAGCAGGGATTCTTGTGCCGGCTGACTGCCAAGCATGGCGCGGACGTGGATCTGTCCGGCGTGAAAACAACCGCAGGGGAATACAACCTGGGCCAGCTCGGCGAGCGGATGTCGGCCATGGAATTGGTCGAGCACCACGCGGATCTGATTGTCGAGCGCTGCGCCAGCAGGAACTGCTGGTTGATCTTCTGCGTGACGGTCAAGCACGCCGCACAGGTGGCCTCTGCGCTGCGCGATCGCGGCATCAGCGCCGAGTATGTGTCGGGCGACATGGCAGACGAAGAGCGCGACGGCAAGATCGCTGCGTTCAAGTCAGGCCAAACAAAGGCGTTGGTGAATTGCAACATCCTGACCACGGGGTTCGATCACCCGGCAACCGACGCCGTGGTGATGCTGCGCCCTACCCTGTCGCCTGGTCTGTACGTGCAGATGGTTGGTCGCGGACTGCGCCTGCACGACTCAAAGACGGACTGCCTAGTGCTGGATTTTGGGGGGAACGTGCGCCGGCATGGATTCATCGACGCGGTAGAGCCGCCGCGCAAGGGTAAGAAAGGCCCCTCGCAATCGGCCCCGGTCAAAGAGTGCCCGCGCTGCAATGCGCTGGTGCCTATTATGAAGCATGTCTGCGAGTGCGGGTTTGAGTTTCCGATCGCAGAGCGCGAGTCAGAGACTAAGGCGCATGAAGGCGCGATCATGTCCACCGAGGTTGCGCCCGTGGAAATGCCGGTCAAGAGCGTGCGCTACGTCAAGCACATGGGCAAGTCCGGCGTGCCGGTGCTGCGCGTTGACTACTATTGCGGACTGCGCATCATCAGCGAGTACGTATGTATCGAGCACACCGGCTACGCCAGGACGAAAGCGGTGAACTGGTGGAATGCGCGCGCCGAGTACACACCGGCACCGCACAACGTGGACGAAGCGCTGGAGTGCGTAACCGAATTGCGCGAGCCAGAACGCATTGAAGTGTCGTTTGCTACTAAGTACCCAGAGATCAAGCGGCATGTGTTCAGTGTTGTGGAAAGCACACTGTGATGTGATTAAAATAAAGGAGACTGCTTTGGTCGTTATCAGACTTGTATTTTTCTCCTGGCTGGCCATCTTAGCCGGCATGACGTGGACAACCAGCGGCAACATAGCTGGGGAAATATCCAGCGCCGTGCTGTCTGTGGTGGCATTTCTTGGTGGCGTGGCCGGTACGTGGCTGACGCTGTATCAAGCACTGCACGATGAAAGGTAAGCATGGAACTACGCAAAGAGAACCCGGACAAGCCGCTGCGTTTTGTTGACACCGGCAAAGTCAAGATCGGTATTTACTACGTGAAGCCTCAGCAGGCTGACACCTTCTGCGACATGGAATTCCTGCAGCGCAAGCTGCTGCCAAAACCACTGGGGCCGCTTCATCCATTCCCCTCTTTGCGCGACATCGTGCGCTGGTGGATGGCCTGATGGGACAGGTGCCCACTACTCGCATTGCGATCTTTGACGTGCTGCGCGAGCACGGTCCACTGCATGTCGCAGCGATCGCCCAGATCCTGCAGATGGATGGGCGCTCAGTGGCCAGCTCCATTCGGATCGCCCACGATCGCAAGCTAATCCACATTAGCGGATGGAAGCGAAGCCTGGGCACCAAGGGACGCATGGGTGCGATCTACGCACTGGGCACTGGCCAGGATCGCAGGCCACCGAAGATCAACGCGCACAAGGATGCCAACGAGCGCTACCGGGAGAAGTACCGCGAAGTCATCCGGCTTCGCAATCAAAAAAAACGTGGTCGCATGACCGACCACTGGTTATCTATCTTGGGGGGAAAAGCATGACAGAGGAAACCATTGCACAAATGCAGAAGAACGCAGAGCGCGTCAAGGCAAAAGCCTACGTCGGCGAGGTCGCGGGGCCGCGGGTGTTTGTGAAGCCTGGCGTCTATACCGGCGCGGACCTGCGAGCGCACTGGCGCAAGACCATCTGGGATGATGTGCCAAGCTTGATGGGCAGCAAGCTGCATCACAAATGTTCCTGACCAGGGAAGAGCTTCGCCAGTTGACTGGCGTGGCGCGCAAGGCTGCCCAGATCACCCAGTTGCGCCGCATGGGGATCGCGTTCTACATTAACGCAGCAGGCTATCCGATCGTGGCCAAGTCCACGATCGAGGGTGGCACCAAGCCAGACACTGAAAAACCCTGGAGTCCAAAAGTCCTTGGGCAGAAAGCGCAGCGTTAATCTGAACCTGCCGTTGCACATGAAGGCGCGCAAGCGCCCCAGCGGCACGTACTTCTACTACTTCAACGGCACCAAGGAACTGCCGCTGGGCAAGGACTACGTGGCGGCGATCGCCAAGTGGGCTGACCTGGAAGGCGGCAGCAGCACGGCCACCGTCATCACGTTTCGCTTTGCCGCCGAGGAATACTTCAAGTCCGAGGCGTTCAAGGCGAAGTCACCGCGCACCCAGAAGGACTACCTGCGCGACGTCAAGAAACTGTACGAGTACTTCGACGACCCGCCGGCCGCACTGTCGAAGATCGAGTCAAGCCACATCGCGCTGTATCGGGACTGGCGCAAAAGCACCCACTCCACGCAGGAGCTGGGCTGTTTCTCGGCTATCTGGGCCGAGGCCAAGGAGAAGGGATACACCAACCGGGAGAACCCGGCCACGGGCGTCAGGCGCAACCGCGGTAAAGGCCGCGACGTCTACGTCGACGATGACCTGTTCAAGAAGGTCTACGACAAAGCCGACGTGCCGACGCGGGACGCCATGGATCTGGCCTGGCTTGCCGGCCAGCGCCCGGGCGACAGCCTGCGGTTCAAGGAAACCGACATCAAGGAAGGCGCGCTGTGGGTGCGTCAGGGAAAGACTGGCACCCGGGTGCGCGTCGAGATCACCGGCAAGCTGGCCGAAGTGATCGAGCGGATCATGGCCAGGAAGCGCACCACAACCGGAGTCAGATCGCTTGCGCTGGTCGTGAACGAGAAGGGACAGGCGCTCAGTGTGTCGGCGCTAGACAACCGCTTTGAGGACGCTAGGCGGGCTGCCGGCGTGGATCTGAACGCCTTCCAGTTCCGCGATCTGCGCGCCAAGGCAGGCACCGAGAAGGAAGAACAAGGCACCATTCTCGATGCCCAGCATCTGCTTGGCCACGCGTCAGCCAATACCACCCGCGGCTACGTGCGCAATCGAAAGGGTAAACTGGTCAAGCCGACGCGCTGATTTGTTCCCCAAAAACCCTGCAGGCCCCGCCAGCCGGGACTATGGAAATGCGGTTTTGGGGAACAAAAAAGACGCTAAGTTATTGAACGAATTCGCTACCCGATAGGACTGTTAATCCGCAGGTCCCTGGTT